TCTGCTGTTTACTTTGTCGAACTCAACATGGACCTGAGCTTTCTTCTCGTTTGAAATGTTGTCCCAAAAAGTCTGTATGGTAGATAGTGATAAGTTTTGAGCAGTGGGTACGTTTAGTGATTCACCCTGTTGAATTGCGTGTAGCCCTGTCTTACTCCACCAAACAGGTAACCCATCTGCTACTGTAAAGGAGTTTTCATTTACTAAGCCTACGTCACTGATACGAGTGATGGCGTACTCAGTGGCACGGAACACGTTGTCAACACCAGCAACAGCCCACACACCGTTCTCAGCAAACACCAATAGAGAGGCACCAATAACGTGGAGCTTACGAATGTTATGTGCATCGGGGATACTTACCACACCGCCGTCAGTGTCCAGTAGGTCACTAATGATCTCTGAGGTAGGGTCATACACCTGATAGCAGTTACCTACGTCAGCAAGCCTCTCCGTAAGTCTGGAGAAGTAAACCTTACCACCATTCTTAGCTGAGTCAATCCCCGAATAAAATACACGACCTGCGTATGCAGCTACTGTACGAAACCTACCTGTCTCTACTTCAGTAGCCAGACCAGAACGTACCTTGTTAAAGACATCTAAAACAAAGTGACCGTTAGCTGCAAGAGATGAACCAGAGTAAATTTCTTCCCAGTCTGTTGCGTTAAATGCTCCGTTAGCATCTTTACCTGCGTACCAAGCATGGGTTAAAGCGAAGGTATAGGTTGCTGGTCCTCCGCCTTGACCCCAACCTACGTTCTTAGCATCGTATGTACGTTCAGCAGAAGGAGAGCTATCGTTTTCAAAGTACTCACTGGTAACCTCAGTGTCTGAACCTTGCCACTCAAAGTCTCTTTCTTTAAAGTTAATTACTGTCGAGGTAAATGCTTCAGTTGAAGTATTGAACTCAACATAGAAAGTATTAACCGCTGGTGATGCAACAATCAAAGCCCCGTTAAGGGCTGTAACTTGAACACGGTTTTCAGAAGGAGAGAGATTGTTATTAGCTGAATAAGTGTTAAGGTCTATTGTGCCTGAGTACTTGTTAGCTGACAAGGGGTCTGTAGACTTCTCATAGAAGTAAAGAATGTTGTTGACTTGAATTACCAAGAACTCTAGGTTAGGCTGACCTGCTACGTTGTACCAGTCCAGTGTTTGTACTAAAGCACCTTGAGGTACAACAACATCTGAAAGAACATGGTTGTCTTCTAATGTAAGAGCCTTACGCCTACGCCGTGTACCATCACGTTCCAAGGCGCAGTTAAGTTCGTCCACTGAAGCATTCTCAGGGAACGTAAGCTCAGAAGCCTCAGTGATGAGACCTTTAACAAAGGTGTTAACCGTTCTCTGGATCAGGCTCTGTGGCATTCAGTTCTTCCTTCTTGGCCTTACGGGCCTTGTACCTGTCGTTAACGGCCTTACGAGGAGTGGGCTTCTTATGTTCTAGGTGAGCAGTTACTGCATTAAGTGCAGAGCTAATACCTGTCCATCGTCCACTTAGTTCTGCTGGAACCTGTGCTCCGTTCTCGTACTTCACTGCATAAAACTTAAAACCATCTTGAGGTTTGTAAACTACTAGAGGTTTCTCAGTTTTGTCACTTACTACTTTTACTTGTTGACCGTCTTCACTTTTGATTAAACTAATGTCTACCATAGTTGTTCTTTGGCCTTCCTACATTCAATCTATGTAAATCATTCTGGACGTAAACTTTCTGACGCCTAGCAGACTGCTCGGTCTTAGGATCAGCACCTGATTTAAATAAGGACATGGCTGTAGACTTAGCTTCAGCTAGAAGGTAGGGGAACATTACATCATCAATGTCAGGTGTAAACGTATCAGTAAACGAGTCAAAGGTTGGGTACTTAATACCATATGCTCGTGTCTTAGCTGAAGTTAGTGTGCTGTCGATGGTGGATTTGTAGGAGTCCAGTACGATGTTTTCATCATCAAACGATGTGTAGTACTCAGGCATTACATCGTTACGGATAAGTAGTATACTGTCTGCCTGTACATCATTGACCTGTACAACATTAGAAGCAAGGCTGTCCCGCTTGTCTGACAAACCAAAGAAAGCATCTGGCTCTAAGTATGTAAGGCGTTTGTACTCTACCCCACCTACCTTCTCAGATACGTTGTAGTCCAAAAACTCAATGTTCTTTACACGAGTAGGGAAGGAGAAGTGAGTAGGTCTGGCGGAACTAGAGTACGAGACTAACTTAATTGTTTGAGCATGTTCAGGAATAATACGAGTAGAGATAAGATTGAAGTAAGTATTCTCAATTACTTTAGCAATCTGTTCAGCTTCATTTGAATCAGAAATACTGTTGATCTCCTCCGAATCCATATCGGATAAGATGTTCTGAACCATTTCGAGGAGAGTCATCTTCATGTTATGCACTCATTCCAATAATAGAGACGTAGATGTTGGCATAGTTTACGTCAACATTGTCAGCATTTGATTTAGTTTTAATTTCAATATAGTCATTTTGAGCTAACGAGATGACAGCAGTAACAGAGATAGAACCCCAAGAACCCGAAGAAATAGAACGGATAGCCCTTGATCCGCCAATCTCCGTACCGTTCTTAAACAAAGCCCACTCTACATCTTTTGAACTACCGGATTCCTGTGAAGATGACATTGTTAGGTTAATCAAAGATGTTACTTCTGTAGAATCATCGTAACGAAATCGTAAATTAGGAGAAGTTACTACAGTAAAACCTGTTACATGCGAAGAGTCTACTGGAAAGGATAGAAACTTTTCAACAATGTCTGTATCAAGAGTGTAGGCAAACGGAGAAGTAGCAGAGAATGTAGTAGCTACACCAAGGTGACGGTGAATAGGTTGCCATACCCCACTACCAGAACCGTTAGCAACGTATGCTTCACCACTGTTGGCTGTGGCTACACCCTTAGGTTCGTGTAATGCACTACCTGTTAATGATGAATGTTCTACGTTAGCCATGTTATGTTATCCTTACCGGGGGGACTTGTTAAGACTATTATACACACAAGTAAAATAGTTGTCAAGTATAAAAAGTAAGAGGAGGAGATTTCTCCCCTCCCCTTGTAATTATGTTACGCCAACGGCGCAGTCATAACTGTAACCAAGTTCTCTGGACGGTACAGTTTCATACCATAACGTGCAGTAGTTACAAACTCTGTACGCTGGTAATCTTTGTTGTACTCTGTGTCCACGTTTGGCATCTGACGCCATGCACCTACGAAAGGCAACACTGTCTGATCCGCAGAGAAGAACATGTTGGTGATTGCGTTGTTAACAGTTGTACCACCGATAGTTTCAGCAGCTTCTGTTTTCAGGTAGTTCGATGTATATACATCAAAGCCGTAGATGTTAGCAACAAAGGACATGCCAGTTGCGATACCATCACGAACAATACCTTCCCAACGTGGGTTGTTAGATACGTTTGTCAACTGAGACAATGTGTTCATCTCAAATTCAACAGACGGATCAACAATAGCAACGAGGTTGCGCTGTGGTACTTTACCAGTTTTCAAAGCACGGAGTGCCTTAGCAAAGTCTTCAACGGCAATCTTGTTACCTGTACCGGAACCCAGCATACGGTGGTCAACGCCATTGATTGCGTTACCATCATCTAGTGTTTGCTGACCACCCAAAGCCATGATGTCTGTCTCAAGACGTTCCATCAAAGCACGTTCTTGCAGAGGCACGAACTGTGACATGATTTGGTTTGAGTAGTAAACATCCTGCATCGCTTTGTTAGTGATGTAGTTACCAGCCTGAAGGTACTCAGTGATGGTGAACGTAAACTGTGCATCATCAATTGGGTCATATGTGACCGCAGCATCTTCAGTGTAGTCGTTAACGGTTGCATCACCCAAAGATGGGATTTTGAATGTATCACCATCTGGGAAATCATTCAACCAGTTAACGTATTTCATGCCTTGCAGTTCATCCCGCAAGATTTCCTTAAGCTCTGCACCCCAAACTTCTGCACGTTTGGCTAATGCGAGAGTAGCTACTGTATTACCAGCCATTGTTCTCTTCCTTTATCAATAGAATCTGTCACCCAGACGTTCGGCATCTGCCATCATTTGTCGCTGAGTAGACGGTTTATAGTACTCTGTCGAGTTTTCCCTGCGAAGTTTTTGGTAATAACCAAAGTCCTTCTCAGAGGATGCTTGCATTGTAGAACCCTCAGTACGAATGCTCCCCTGCACTAATGGATTGGAACGAGGTGCTGACTTACCCATCAACTGCATAAACGCAGCTGGTGACTTTGCAGCCATACCTTGTAACTCTGCCATCGGTAGCCCCAGTTCATTAGCTTTCTGCTGCACGGCAGCTGCTGCTTCTGTTCCGTAGGCTTGTGCAAGTTCCGATTCAACTAGAGCAATGTTATTTTTAGCAACACTTTCCTGCTCTCGCTTTCTCAGGGTCTGTTCAACTAGGCTCTCAATGTCTGCTTCACTCGAACTTGGCTGGGTATTAGCTGTATTCGTAGTGCCACTATTGTTATTATTGGGATCAAGAAGTTCGGTTGTGGGTGCCGAGGCCATTTCTTCCATCTTAGTTGTAACTCCAAGTTTGTATGCTTGCTTTTCTAGGTCTGCTTTCAAAGAAGCATTCTCTTGTTTCATCTGTTCGATAAAACGATCTGCTTCCAGCTTTCCTTTTGCTAAAGCCTCAACATCGTTGAACTTACGTCCTTCTCCCACAAGATCACCCAAGACTGAGGGACTGGTTGGTTCCTCAAAGGCTGATACTTGTTCACTCTGCTCAACAGGGGTCACCTGTTCCTCAGAAAATACACTCATTGTTATTCCTTGTCTAAGTTAATAAGGTCCAACACAGTGGTCACTGCTCGATTGAACCCGTTGCGATCTGCTTGCTTATACGCCCACGATGGTGAGTCATAGTCTGCGGCAGGGGTAGTATCCTTTAGCATAGGCTCTAGGATTTCTTTGAGGCGGTCTAGTCCCTCTCTCTGGGACTGCAATGTTTGTGCTACCGCTTCTTTTTCTTTCTTTGTTTTACAGTCTTTGAACCAAGCTGCCTTCATTCAATAGGCTCCTCAGGGGCTTGCTCAGGTGCGGGTTCTAGTTCCTGCATACCTCGTTCAGCCTTTTCCTCTTGCTCTGCTTCAAACTCAACCTGAGCCTCTGTGACAACCTTCTGTGTCTCAAGTTGTTCAGACACTGCAATGTTCTCACCAAACAATGCTGGCTCACCTAACTCATCTGCAAGCAAACGAGCAAACTCTTTACCTGAAAGGTGTGAGCCAATGCTAGGATCGGAGGCTTTAATTTGATACATGGTAGTAAGGTTCTGTACACGTTGAGCACGTTCAGCAAAGTGACGAGCACCCATTGGTACGATCTTACCGTTAGCCTTGATGTCCTCACGAGTAATCTGTGTAAAGAAGTACAAGCCAGTATCTTCGTTTAAGACCTTAGCTGTATCCTCATAGTCCATGTTACGGCGTGACACTTCAAGCATAGCATTCAAGATAGGCTCAAGGAACACACGTTCAAAGTGAGCTGTCTTGTGTTGGAAGATACGACCAGCAGCAGTCATAAGCTGGTTAACCTCAAAGGCTGTCTTCTCACCTGCACTACGGATACCCATAGCCTCACGGGGAGCACCTGCCATCATCTCCATCTTAGCTTCGATTTCTCGAATCTGGAAGTCAGCATTAAGGGCTGTACTGTCAGGAACAAGGTAACCTACATCGCCTTCATCACCCAGATAGATACGAGCATTAGGTTCAAAGTCAAAGTCCTCTACATCACCACGAATCTTGAGAACAGGGTAAGCAATCTGATCGAAAACATCTGCTTTAAGGTTCTCTAGGTGGTCAATGCGGTACTGCATACCTACAAGATTATCTAGTGGACCCATGCTGTACAGGTTATCAGGACGGTCACGCCAGCCTACATGGAAGATAGGATCACGACCTAAATAACTAGGGTTTTCTTCATTAGACAAAACATACGCACGATCAACAATTGTGATAACACGATTGTTCATAAACTTACCAGAGTTTGTATCGTAAATGTCACCGTAGAAAGTAAGGATTTCTACATAG